GTAAAAATTTACCATTCAACGTATAAACCCCTCCGCTGCTTCAGTTTTTTTGTTAAGATAGGCATTTATTCCTCCCGATCCCTCTACGAATACAAAAGTACCCTTTTGAATGTTCCCACCATTCGCAACCTTGACGCAAACAAAAAAGCCATGGCACAAAACCACAGCTCAAACACATCATAGATGCAACATACACATTAACCTTTGCTTTGATTTTCAAATAGATACAGGATAACTTTCTCCATAGTCAATAACCATCCTTTATCTCTATATATTTTCATTCTCATTTCCATGAGTAAACAATGTGTTTCGTCACTCATCATTACATTCTTTTTTCTTTGTGTCATCGTTAATAATTTTACACAAATATACATTTTATTTTATTAAAAACTATTTTGTTAATTTTTTTTGTTTAGTTTTGTGTTATTATTAAACACATATAAACACATTAGCATGATAGATAGAACCAACGTTGCTGAAATAGTATGGTGGATATTATTCCTAGGTATGGCATTTGATTGTAATATTCATTGGATGTATTTGATACCACCAGGAATTATCACTGTATTATCTTTTTTATTAAACTATAATGACAAAACAAACAACAATGATTAAATTAATAGTAAGCGGTAGAGTAGGCAATGATGCCGAAGTAAAGAATGTAGGTGATAATACTGTATGTTCATTTAGTGTAGCACATACGGAAAAGGTATATGGCCCAACACCATCGGAAAAGGTGATATGGGTGACGTGTTCTATTTGGGGCGAACGTGGGGTTAAGTTGGCACCACACATTTTAAAGGGTACATTTGTAGTCGTAGAAGGATCGGGAGGGGTAAATGCTTACCTTAACAAAAACACTGGAGCAGCCGACGCGGTTATACGTTGCATGGTTAATTCTTTAGAATTTGGTGGTAAGCCAACGGCAGCAGGTATTCCTACTTCTAATATAGAAACTAATATAGGTTATAAAAATCCTTTAAATAATCCAGCCGTGCAGGAATTAAAAACTAAATTAAATCTTGACGAAGAACTACCATTTTAATTATGGATGCAGCGAGAAAAAGGGAGTACAATGCTACATTATCCGACTACCAAAGAAAAAAGTACAACAAATACAGGAAAAACGAATATCATAACTTTACCGAAGAAGAAAAGGCAAAATTACTAGCCAAAAGGAAAGTATATTATGAGGCAAATAAGGAGAAAATAAAAGAAAGGCAGTTAAAATATTATCATGCCAAAAAGAATCAATAACAAGGAGCTTTCAGTTGAGTGTTTTAGTGTATTAGTGTTTCTATGTAGTAAGGGTTAAAATCCTTACTACTTTTTAAAAAAAAACAAATGAATAAACATTTGAGCGAGGTTACGAATGAGGATTGTATGGAAGGAATGGCACGGTTTCCAGACAAGTACTTTGATTTGGCGATTGTTGACCCTCCGTATGGGATTGGTGTAAGTAAAGGAACGTGGGGAAGTTCAAATAAAGGGAAAGTTACAAATTACGGTAAAAAAAAATGGGATATTAACACTCCTGATAAAGAATATTTTACTGAATTAATTAGAATTTCAAAAAATCAAATTATATGGGGTGGAAATTATTTTGAATTAAAGCCATCAAGTTGTTGGCTTGTATGGGATAAATTAAACTCTGCAGATTTTGCCGATGCTGAACTTGCTTACACTTCTTTTAAAAGTGCGGTTAGGATATTTAAATTTAGATGGAATGGAATGCTTCAGCAAAATATGAAAGAAAAAGAACAAAGAATTCACCCTACCCAAAAACCCGTAGCCCTTTACAAATGGCTTTTACATAATTACGCAAAGCAAGGGGATAAAATACTTGATACTCACTTAGGTTCTGGAAGCAGTCGGATTGCAGCCTATGAAATGGGTTTTGATTTTACGGCTTTTGAATTGGATAAAGAATACTTTGAGGCACAAGAAAAAAGATACAACAATCATATTTCACAACTAAAACTAAATTTATGAACGATTACAAACAGTATTTCATTGAACATGAGAAATTAAGAAATAGAATCATTGAAATATGTATGCTATTTCATCAGAATGACCCAGAGTTATATCCGGATATTTGCATTGAGGATATTGTGTTCATTTTTAATAATAAAAATACATTGACGGTAAGTGATATTAACGCTTATTACGAAGATGTTTACTGCTACATTGAAATTCAATGGCTAGATGAAGATAATGAGACAATTATTAGAGATGTATTAGAGCAAAAAAAGAAGCGCGAAGATTATCAACTATTTAGGTCTAATAAAAAGTAAGATGGAGGAAAATAAAAGAGTAGTTTTTTCTACCGATACAAAAGTCTGGATTAATCGGATAATAGAAATATTAGAAATCCACAAAAAATGCTATCCAGAAAAGTATGGTAACATTGATACAAATAAAACGAAGTCGTATGTAAGTAAAGAGAAAATAATAGTAGCTTATCAAGATGATAATTGGGAAAGTGCTATTTGTATTTTTCCTACCGATTGGTTGCAGCTTCAAGATGATGAAATTGCAAAGATTATTTTGAGGGAAAAAGAATAGCATAACGGTGACACCAACGAAATGGTAATGAAAAATAAAAAGCTACCCTATACTGAAGAAGAGCTGGAGATAATTACAAAGCTGTACGCAACTACGCCTGCCAAAATTATCGCTACATGGATGCCTCATTCATTTATTTCCATTAGCAAAAAGGCGCACATGATGGGATTGAAAAAAGATAAAAAGTATTTGAGCGAACACGCTAAAAAGATAGCTTTAGCACAATGGCAAAATGAAAAAACAAGTAGTTTAGCAAGAAGAACCTGTTTTGTCAAAGGGCATAAGCCATGGAATACAGGACAAAAATTGTCTAGTGAACACGTGGCAAAACTTACAGCTATTTACAAAAAAGGTAATTCGCCACATAATGAGTTGCCTATCGGAAGTATAAGAAATATTAACGGCTACAATGAAATTAAATACGCAAATCATAAATGGACGTCAATGGCTCGTTACAACTGGATGCAAGTTCACGGGGAAATCCCTAAAGATATGTGTGTTTTTAAATTAGATGGGAATGTGTTCAATGATGACATTAGTAATTTATGTTTAGTCACTAGGCAGGATTTAGCTCAATTAAATCGCAACCACAACAAATTACCGCAAGAACTAAAAGAACTTCAAATTTTAATAAACCAAATCAAGCAAAAAACAAAATGAAGAACAAAATCAGCGATTTACGAAACCATTTATTTGTCGTATTAGAAGAGCTTTCCGATCCTGAATCTACCTATGATTTAGAAAAAGCGAAGGTAATTGCCAACGTTGCCCAAACCATTATTAACTCTGCCAGCGTCGAAAATCAATATTTAAAGATAGTTGGCAGTACTCATGGAAGTGGTTTTATTGAGGAGAGTAGAATGGATAATATTAAACATTTAAACGAGAAAAACTAATGGAAAACTTCCTAAAAACCTCTTTAGACAAATCCCTAATTTACACCACGCCTGAAAAGTTGTTGGTATGGATTAAATTAAAATCTTTAATTGGGAATCCAGAGTTTAAAACTAAAACAAAATAAAATGAAAATTAACGAAAATGAAATTTGGAACGACAGATGCCTTTCTTTTAAAGGTAAATATGGAGAAGAACCAAAAGTAGTAGGAGAACATAATATTTTTAAACATGAAATTGTTTGGTATGACCCAAAAACTACAACAGTAGCGGAAGCTCTTAATTGGTCAAAATCTGAAAACGCATGGATAAGAAATGATATGCTCGATTTAATGTTATTAATAAAACATGAAGCCGATGATGAAAACGTTTTACAGTATGCAAAAGGTTTATATATTGAAAGAGATAATATTTCAGAGCCTATTTATCAATTTAGATATTGTGATGAAACTAAGGATTATCGGTATGCGCCACCAGAGGGAGAAATTATTGCCTTTTCATTAATTAATGATTTGCCTTTAATGAGAATATTTAATGAGGATGAATAATTTGTAAGGAAATAGGTTATATTTGTAGAGTTCTTTAGATGGTGTGGAAGTCGCCTAAAGAATTTGGAACAAGTCCTACATTGTTTCACTTATGCCCAGCGTCTTCCACCGTTGGGCATTTCTTATTTTACAAAAATGGCTAAAGAAATTCAGTTAACTCAGGGAAAAGTTGCAATCGTTGACGATGAGGACTTTTTAGAATTAAATAAGCTAAAATGGTATGCTGATTTAAATGGTAAAAAATATTACGCTATTAGAAAATCTATTCGTATAAATGGTAAATATATAAATCAAAAAATGCACAGAATTATTCTTGGTGATAATTTTAATTTTCATGTAGATCACATTAATGGCGATACATTGGATAATAGACGGATTAATTTAAGAATATGTACACATCAGCAAAATATGTGTAATAAAAGTATTTCTAAATTAAATAAATCTGGATATAAAGGTGTTTTTTACATAAATTCATTAAAAATGTACAAGGCTTCAATTAGGTCAAATAATAAAAGTATTCATCTTGGGTGTTTTTATTATGCAAAACAGGCTGCTAAAGCATACAACGCCGCCGCCATAAAATATCATGGGGAATTTGCAAATCTTAATAAAATTGATTAATCATGAAGAACTTATTAATACAACTTAATCAACGCCCAATTGCGGTTTACCCTATTTACATAAAAATAACTGGAAGCGTGAACGCTGGATTATTGTTGAGCCAATTAATGTATTGGTACGGAGCAGTAAATGGCAGAATATTTTATAAAAGTGATGCTGAAATAATGGAAGAAACTTGTCTTTCTGAAAGTGAATTAAGAACGGCAAAGAATAAATTAAAATCAATGTCATTTATTGAAATTAAAGCAAAAGGTGTTCCTGCAAGAACTCATTACTCTATAAATGCGCAAGAGTTGATTAGTGAAATTCGCAATATCAGTTCCGTTAAATCAACGAAACTGAAAACGCGAAATCAACAAAACTGTAATAGTGAAATTAACGAAACTATTACAGAGAGTACAACAGAGAATACTACAAAGAATACTTCATATATTCTATCTGAAAATTCAAAAGAATTTTCGCCCATTGAAATAAATGGAATTGAAATTAAGGAAAAGAAAAACGGCAAGGTTAATCCTTTTCAACTTATATCTGAATTACAAAAATTAGAAGAAAAGAAAAGTGGCGCAAAAAGAAAAGAAGAAGCCGAGCCGACCGAGCGCAAGCCGAACCCAACCTACGAAGCATTTACCATTTTCTGCGAAACTTTCGAAAGATTATCAGGAGCAAATTATCCAAAAGATAAAAAGGGAAATTATATAATGAGTCCGAAAGAAGCTGGAGGTATGGTTTATCTTTTACGTTGGCTTGAAAAAGTTGACACTTATGGCAATACAATTGAAGCCCTTAAAGTATTTGTTAGGGCCGCATGGAATTTAAACGACAAATGGATTAGGGCAAATTTTACGCCCAATACTTTGTATGGGCAATTTTCAAAGATATTTACCGGGTATCAAACTAGTAGCCCAGAAATGATTGAAAAGAAGAAGAATGATCGGATCGCGGAACTTCTTGCTGAAAAGATGAAACAATACGAAAACCAATAAATTATGATACAAGTAAGTTTTAGTGGCGGTCGTTCTTCCGCAATGATGGCAAAGATTATGATTGATAATTATCCAAAAGATGAATTGATATTTACTTTTGCCAATACTGGAAAAGAAATGCCTGAGACATTGGATTTTGTAAACGCTTGTGATTTGGCTTGGAATTTAAATGTAGTTTGGATTGAATTTTGTGCAGAAGAAAAATTTAAGATTGTAAATTATGAAACGGCTTCACGGGATGGCAAACCTTTTGAACAGTTGATTGAAAAAAGAAATTATTTGCCTAACAGGGTGACAAGGTTTTGCACAAGCGATTTAAAGATAAAACCAATGTCAAAGTATTTACAAAGTTTAGGATTTAAGGAATGGGACGCGGCTGTAGGAATAAGAAAGGATGAACCAAATAGGTATTATAAAATGAAAAACAAGGCTAAAAAAGATAGATGGGAGTATATATTTCCTTTATGGGATTTTAACATAACAAAGCAAGATGTTTTAAATTTCTGGAAACAACAAGATTTTGATTTAAATATTCATAGCGAGCATGGAAATTGTGACTTTTGTTTTCTTAAAGGGCTTAAAAAGAAAGTAGCACAAGCACATTTAATGCCCGAACGCTTGCAATGGTGGATTGATATGGAGGCAAAAATAGGTAGTAAATTTCATTCAGATTTCCCTATGACTACTTTAAAACATTTGGCTTTAAATCCTCAATTATTTGACGAACCAAATATTGATTGTTTTTGTGGCGATTAATAAACTAACAAACTAAAATTACTTTTAAATTAAAACCAATAATTATGAACAACTTACCAATGATAGCAAATCGGGTAGAAGAAAAAATACAAGATGTGCAACTTGTTATCCAGAACCGAGAATTAAGGATTTTTAAAACAGGCACAAAGGAAGCCATACCGAAAATTACACACGTTTTAAACCAGTTGTTACCGGTATATGGGATTGAGGTAAAACCCGACCAGTTGATGGAGCTCATAGATTTTGTAGCATCTTACAAATTGATTTCAGTCGATGAGATAAAACTGGCTTTTGAGAAATTTGCAAAAGATGAATTAAATTTAAATGACCATAAATTATATGGCAAAGTGGATCTTCATGCGATAGGGAAAATTTTATCCTCATACATAACTTGGAGGCAAAAAATATACTACGCCATTGATAGCGATATAATGGCAAAGAAAGAAGAGGAGGATAGGATTAAACGCCTGGGTAAAATAGCTGAAGATTACGATAAAGATTTTGATAATAAGCTAAAGAACTTTAATAAGACTTTAGACGAAATACCTATTTTTTGGTATGATGAATGTGTGAAACGCGGATATATCAAAGATTGGTTTTATGGCGAAAAAGAAGAGTTGTGGAAAGAAGCGCAGGAATTGGCAAGAAATGAAAAACCAACCTCAGATAATTTAATAGATAGAAAGAATCATCTACGCAAAATAGAAGATGGAAATATGCCTAGGGCCCGCGCACTGGCGTATAAATTAGCCGTTTGGCGCAAAGTATTATTAAGAGATTAATCGTTTGTTTTTTGTCATAATTTGGTTTTTTGGGTGAGGCATATTTTGTGCCTCACTTTTTTTTATTTTTTTTTTATACAAAATACATACAAGTGATATTTTTTATTTGTATCTTTGAAAGGTCAACAGGACATAACGATTAATTACCACTAAAACACATTATCATGACAGCTTCAAAGAAAACAGCTTTACAAATTAGAAATTTATTACGCATCACAAAAAAGTATGCGGTTATTGGAGAAAACGAATTTCGTAGTGGTGCTGCAAGAAAATATCTTTCGGCTAACTATTATGATGATAGCACTTTAAATATTATTGATAATGGTTCACATTATCTTATTTGGAATTGATTTTACGCTTAATAATTGTTTCACAGGGCAGTCCCCCAACTGCCCTATTTTAAAAACCAAAATCATGACACAAGAAGAAAGAGATACGGCAATTGCAGAGGCATTTTACAATTGCACTATTCACTCAATAGTCACAAATACGCATAGCCGAGATGGTTTACATAGACTTGAATGGATAAAAGACAAGCTTAATAAAGTGCCAGTAGTTTATGACTTACAAAGACAAAATTTTAATCATAGATATATCCTTGATGTTTTAGAAGATGCCATAAAAATGAATAAAGAGTTTAACGAATCACTTACAAAATTATGAACGATATAAACGTAATGGTGGTTAACTACCTTGATATTGTTTATCATATAAAAGATACTTCAGTTGAAGGGGTAGAAAAGGCGATAGATGATATTTTTAATTTTGAAAATATTTTACCTCAATACAAACCTTTGTTTAATAGCCTAATAATTGAAGCTATTGATTTTGATTATGTGAGCGAAAGATTGACTTTTATTAAACTTAGAGATAAATTAGAAGCTGAATAAAATGGAAGTAGCGAAAATTGGGATAACTCCCGCACAAATTGAAACTTTAGCGCAAGCAGGCGTAATTCCTGCAGGAACCCCAGCCGCACAGGTTGAGGTCTTTGCTGAAAGTTGCCGTCAACACGGATTATCGCCTTTTAAAAAGGAGATTTACTTAGTCGCATATAACAGCCGCGACGGCATGAAATACCATACCATTGTAGGCATTGATGGACTACAGCAAAAGGCGGCGCGCACTGGAAGGTTTGCAGGAATAGACGAAGAGCAATACAACAGAATGTCCGACGGCACTTATCAAACATCTAGCCAACTAAAAGCCGCAAAAGAAATGCCTATTTCGTGTACGGTAACTGTCTGGGCTATTGTTGGAGGGATCCGCTGCCCATTTACTGCGACTGTTTTGTTTTCGGAATATTACCCATCTGTATCTTCCGGAAAAGATAGCTATTCTAAAGCTGCTACGATGCCATTTAACATGATAGCAAAGTGCGCTAGGGCTAAGGCTTTGAAGATTGCTTTTAGCGATGAACTTTCAGGACTACACATCGAAGAAGAAAAAGCAGCTTTTGAAGATGCTACGATACAGGCTGCTGAAGTTAAGCCTGCTATTGAAATTAATGTAGAGGATTTACAGACAAAAATACTATCGTGTAAAAATAGGGATGAATTAATTAATTTATACGCCTCAAATCCTTCACACAAAATACACGCTGCCTTATTTACCGAAATGGCAAACGCTATAAAAAACAAGACAAATGAATGAAATAACGCATCTTAGTTTTTCGAGATTAAAGGCTTTATCTCATTCTCCTTTATGCCTAAAAAGATACATTGAGCAGACCAGAACATCCACTAAAGCAATGGATGAAGGTACTTTGTTAGATTGCCTTTTGTTTGAAAAGGACACATTTAAGGATAGATTTTTTATCATGCCTGAAGGTGTAAAAAAGCCAACGAGCTCACAAATAAACGCTAAAAAACCAGCGCCAGAAACATTAGAGCAAATAAAAAAATGGGAATCTATTCAGGCTCAAATAGGAAATAAAATTGTTATTACGCAAGATCAATACGACGATAGCGAATTTATAGCTGAATGCGTACGAAATAATAGTACGGTTGTATTTCAAGGCTTACTTCATCCGGATAACTTTCAATTTCAAGTGACTACCGATTTTTTTTACAAAGGATTTAAACACAAAGGAATTAAAGATGCTGAAGGATTAGACAGAAATGGTAAGCATGTTATTTGGGATTTAAAAAGAATGGGTGCGCGATCTGGTGAACAACTTGTAAGGAGTCAAATTAGACATAATCAATACGATTTACAGGCTGCTATTTATTGCCACAAATACGACATTGAAAATATACTAGTTGACTACTTTATCATTGCGGTTGATAACGAAGGATACGTTACTCCTTTTAAAATTTCCCGTGATGCTAGGGAAAAAGCACGGTGGCAATGGCATAGATTAATTGCAGCTGCGCACAGGGTAAATATGGAGGGAATGGATATGGGGCCAGAGTTTTGGGGAGATAGTGAAGGATTTTTTGATTTTTAAAATAAATTAAAATGACAGAGCAAGAAGAAAAATTAATATCCATTGAGTATCTTTTAGATATTATTAAAGATTTACTTAATGATAAATACCCTTATGATTTATCAATATTAAAACAAATTTCAATAAATGCAAAAGCAAAATATGAAAAGGAAATAATGGAAGCCATTGAAAAAGGGGTTAAATACACCGATGGAATAATAAACGACGAACGATTTCCATTTTAAAAAACTATCATGAAAGAGTATAATAGTAAGATGTTAGAAATTAAGGCTTTTTGCGAAGAGGTTAACGCTTGGATTAGCACAGCCCCATCGGCTGAAATGCTCGATGAATGCGATGAATATTTAAGACAATTATCTGCTTATTACTCTCGATATACGGTTATATCTGGCATGAATGAAAGTATATATTCTTATCTTATGATGAGTTGCATTAGGGATATGCCAGAGGAGGAGTATAAAAGAGTTAAACACTCCTCCACATTAACCGATTTTTATGTGAAAGGAAAATATCCAAAAGCTACGGCAATATTCGAACAATGTAGAGCCGTTCAAAGATTATTACTCGTAACTTCGGATAATTATCGAACTTTGCTTAGTAGCTTTAGGCAGGAAAGAATATTGGTCGGTCACATGACTACATAAGATATTTGCAGACCTCGGGTTTAGGTGAATGTTATTTTCCCCAGATTAGACATTTCTTTCCACCTAAATGCGTCAGAGGATGAATTGGCAGCCTGGAAAGACAGGCAAATAGCAAGGTGGCGGAAGTTAGACGCTTAAAACATGATAAGGTTGACGTGGTGTAAATAGTCGGAGAGTTTATCCTCCACACTCTAAAGAGTCCATTTATGTTATACAGTTCAACTTTGCAGGTTCGAATCCTGCCCTTGCTACAAAAAAAACAATAACATGAAGCAGTTAACGGAAGAGCAAATTTCTAGGTATAAAAAATTAGCAAGAAAAAAAACGTCTGTTGAAGATTGTGGTGATGAATGGAACATACGTGAAATAACTGGCGGAAGGTTTAATGAAGCTTATGCGGTAGGCTTACATGATTCCGATATTGAAAATGCTAGGGTTATCCTAGATTTGCTTGAAATAGAATATTAGTGAACTAAAATGATAACTATGAATGAAGTTGAAAAATTAGAAAGAAAACCAAACAAACAAAGAGTTAGGGAATTAATGATAGCTTCGGGCATTCTTCCTGATTATAAAGAAAACAAAGCATTTAGGACAAATGAAAATAAACTACGATACGATCTTTGCCCAGCGATAGCGCAAAGAGAATACGCAAAAGTTTGGACTCAGGGACTTGAAAAATATCCTGCCAGAAATTGGGAGAAAGGTTTTTTATTTTCAGAGGTTATTGCCTCCGCAATGAGACATTTGGAAGCCATGCGACTTGGTCAAATGATTGACGAAGAAAGTGGGCTTCTTCACTCTGCGCACTTGATGGCAAATGCGGCAATGTTAACAGAATTTCATTTTACTCACCCAGAATTAAATGATTTAAAGAAATGAGCAGGCAAACGGCAGTTGAATGGTTTAATGATGAAATAATAATTCATTTAAATTTTGACCAAAGGCTATATCTTAAAGACATTTTAAAACAAGCTAAAGAAATGGAAAAGGAGCAAAGTCAAAATTATGCCATATTTGCTATAAGATGCGACAGGACTGAAATGAGAATATTGGAATTTAATGATTATATAAAACTTGAAGAAAACGAAAATAAATGATTTTAACAGACAAAACCATCATTGACGAAATAGCCTTAAAAAATATCGTCATTGAGCCATTAATCGAGGCAAACATTGGTACTAATAGCGTTGATTTAACACTATCCAAAACTTTGTTAATGTACACTGACCATGTTCTTGATGTCAGGAAAAAGCCCCAAACGGTTGATATTATTATTCCCGATGAAGGATTAATTTTAAAGCCCGGTATCCTTTATCTTGCTTCAACCGTCGAATATACGGAGACACTTCGCCACGTTCCAATTATTCAAGGCAAATCATCATTAGGAAGGCTTGGTTTATTTGTCCACATAACGGCAGGTTTTGGCGATGTGAATTTCAAAGGACATTGGACGCTTGAACTTGCCTGTATCCAGCCTGTTAAGATTTATCCAGGCATGAAAATAGCACAAATCTGCTATCATGACATTAGTGAAATGCCTTACACTGATTACGCAAGCAAGGCAGATGCAAAGTATAAAAATCAAGGAAGCGATCCAGTAGCCTCAAAAAACTATTTAAACAAATAGCCATGACGGAAAAGCAAAGAGATAAATTATATTTGTTTAATCTTACTATTTTATTTATAACAATATTGGTTAATGTAATTAATTTCTTGCTAAGATGTATCTTTCATTATTTAAAACATTATGTATGACAGAAAAGCAAAGAGATAAATTACACGAACTAAATTTTTATGTTTGGTTTATGGTATCAGTATTTATGGGTTTAGGTTTATTTGCCGATTTGATTTACTATTTAGTAAACAAATAGCCATGACACCTGAGGAAAAAAAAGCATGGAAGTCGGAGTATATGAAAAAATACTATCTGAACATGAATGATTATCAAAGGGAAAAAAGGCGATTAAAAAATCTTGAAAACAAAAAAAGGATATACCATGAAAATAAAACAACGTGCAAGAATGAAAATTACGACAAGCACAAATCATATAGGTTGAGAAATGCCGAGAAAATTAAGGCTTATCAAGCCGAATATCGTAAAAAACAAAAACAAAAAAAAGAATCATGCTAACCGAAAATGAAAAACAAAAATTAGGTAAAGACATTGCCCTTATTGTTGTAGCCGCTGGAGGGTTGCTTACTCTCGCCTATGCCATTTACTTTATTATTGACACTTTAAAAAAATGGTACTGATGTATTGGGAAATAAAATGGAAGTCAGGCAAAATAATCACCAACGCATCGACGGTTGAAGAGGCAATAGAGAATTTTAAGAAGCTAAAAATTGAGGTACCGGATAAAGAAATAAGTATTAGTAAGTTTGGTAAATGAGTGAATGTTTAAGTTGTTTTTAATCCCATATCTTTCGGTATGGGATTTTTTTTTTAAATAAATACACAAATATTTTTTTTTATAAATAATGTTTTGTAAATTTACTTATCGAAACAACGAAACGATTTTTTACCACTAAAACACAATAAAATGAAGACAATAGCACAAACTTTAGAAAACAACGCCAGAGTTAAGGCACTTAAAAAAATAGCTCAAACTAAATGGGTTGGAAATACTATCCACGACAATATGGATAAATGCCTATGGGTAATTAATTTTTACAGCAGCAATTCAGGACTTTTTAACCCTACAGCAACAAAAATAAACGGCTTAACTGGATGGTTTATGATAAATCAAGATGGTTCAATTTTTTGTGAAGCAAGGGTTATAAAAGAAGATGAAAAACAATTCAAAATTGAATATATGACTGATGAGGCATGGAATGATTTTGAAAATTTTTACTGCGAATTTATAAACGAAAATTAAATAAAATAATAAGGGCAGTTTATTAGCTGCCCTATTTTATCACCACTAAATTTTAACAAAATGGAAAAGCAAATTTTTACAGTTATGTACTTTGGCAACGCCAAAAGGTACCAAGATTTATGCGAGGAAGTGGCTGCCTATTCTAAGCGGCACGCTGTTGAAAAGGTTTATGCCAAAATGCGTAACGAAGATTATTTCCCAGATGATTTCTTCCTATGGGGAGGGCTTGTTAAGGATTGCGACGGCAATGTGATTGCAGATGCAAGCGACGAAACTATCGAGTATGATGGAGGCTATTTTTACGCGGAACTAAAAATAGTTGAATAATGAAAGAGCCAATAATTGAGACGTACGTCCCACAAAATAAAAGACTGCCTTATCAGGTAGCTACTGGCTTAGGTGTTGCTTTTGTTATTGGGTTGATTTATTCCCCAATAAATACCCAATACAATTACACTTCATTTGTTCCCATCATTCAGCGCGATACTGTTTACGTTCACAAAATTACGTCGCTTACTATCCAGGGCAAAGATGAAAATAAGGAAGTTGATGAAAGCGCCTACGGATCTCGTTCATACGGTTGGGAGGTGCGCAAGTTATCCGGTGAACAGTTAAAACAAACATTGGAAGGTAGAGGCTTTAGGAATTTAAAAGGAGTTGATAGGTCTAAATTACGTCGTATATACCTTGCTTATTGCTATGAATCAATGCTAATGAACGTACACCTTTTAACCGACTTCCCTATTTCAATGATTTACTCCTTTTTCATTATTGAGGCAACTAGTCAAGGAGTTGAAACAGAACTTTGGAGAAAGCACGCCAACGCTGGAGGAGTTAAGGCCCTTAAAGGTCACGGCACTGTGACCTACAAAACACGCGAAGTAATTAGAGGAAGAAACAAGTTTATAAGGGCTAAATTTATGAGTGCCGAAACAACCGAAGAAGGCATGAAGCTTTGGGCAGGCGTTTTGAACTCTGGAAGATACGCGGCTTGTAAGAAAGCAAATTACAAGATGAAAGGGATAAGGTTGTATGAATCTATTTGTAAATGTGTTTATAAATCGGGATACCACACCGATACCGATTACAAATTTAGAGCGTCATTAATGGCTGAGTACTGGCAAATTAAAAGGGATAATTTTCCTTTGAAAAAAGATTACAATCAATTTTAAACTTAAAAAACCAACTAAAATGACAGAAAGCCAAGCAGAATTTATTGGTTCAATTTCTAGAAGTATTAAAGAGAAAGAATCCATTATAAAATCTCTAACACAAATTAATGGAGACATTGTCGTTTTTTCTCCATACGACACTAATAGGGTAATGATAGATGACATTAATTTTATAAGGCAACTAAAAGAAATTACAATTACCCATTACACAGAACAATTATCCTATTTAAAAAAACAACTTGAAAACTTATAAACCAATGGAAAAAAACTTTACCAATACTCAATTCAAATGGACATTTGAAAGCATATCGGATAACATTCCTACTATTATGCTTATAACTATCCTTTTGACGTATGGAATAAATGCCTACCTGACTGCTATATTTTTACCCTTAGATTTTTGGTTAGCTATCATAGCAGCCTCAATTCTTCAATTAGGGCGCTTTGCCGTCGTTTTTATGGACTTTCTTAATCCTACTAAAGGTAGAAGTACTTACCCACCTAAAATAGCATTAGGCGCAACGATTGTGGCTTTAATTGAAATATTCTTCGGTTTGCAAGAACATTATGAAGGTGGCGAATATATAACGATGTTTTTATTTGTTGGAACTATCATTGTTTTTGGCTATCTTTTGGAAATTAACTTTGTTGACAAAGGAGTTGAAGCCTACGGAATTAATGAGCCAAAAATTATAAAGCGTAGAAGGCGTAAAATCATTGTTAAAAATGACAATGAAGAAGCACCTAAGAATTTTAAAAGAAATATTACTTCATTTCAATTATCAATGTTTTAATTATGGAAAAAGAATTTGTACCACTCAAACAAACATTAAAACTAAATCAATTAGGATTCAATGAAGAATGCTTAGCATGGTATCCTGATAATTCGGCAGCTTTAGCGTTAGATGGTGTCTATATTAGCAAACCTTCTTCAGGTAGTTATAAAGTTCTTGCTTATGCGCCACTTTACCAGCAAGTATTTAAATGGCTTAGAAATAAGTATGATATAGATTTTAGTATCAATACGACTTATTCTAGGTATAATGAAAATACAATTAAAAAATATAGTGGAGTTATTAATAATAAAACTGTATATATAAATGTCGGTTTTTACGACAACTACGAAGAAGCTCAACTTGCAGGTTTGCAAAAAATGATTGAAATAATTGAAAACAAATGAGAACATACATAGGAGTTGACCCAGCAATTAGATTAAACGGAATGGCAGCGTGTTTTATTAAGCCAAATAAAGAAGTTGAATTTAAAAAATACAAAAGATTTGTAGATTTTATCCTTGATGTTACAAAGTGGAAACAATATGAATGCCCGGTTGTACTCGTGGAAGATTCCAGCCTTCAAAATTTAACTTTTCACAATTCTATTAACCGCGCTATTCTTTCCAAGATGTCTCGAAACGTAGGTATGAATCAAGGAGCATCGAGAATAGCCTACGAATGGATTAAAGAAAATGGCTGCGAAGCCTACAATATTTCCCCGGAACAAAAAGGGAAAAAATGGGGAAAGGAAATATTTATGAAAGTATTTCAGAACGAAGGCTACAAGTTTGAACCAAATTTTAAAACAGTCAAAATAAGCCAGGATGAAATAGATTGTTTTACTCTTGCTTTACAGGCTAAAAATTATATGAAAAGATGAGAATAAAGGCAAAAGGGCCCGCATTCCCTTTAATAAGTAATGAAGGATATATCATTAATGCAGGATTAACAAAGCGTGAATACTTTGCAGCAATGGCATTGCAAGCATTAGTAACAAAAAATAATAATGAATATGATTATTGCGTAATATCAGCGGTAAAATATGCAGATGAATTAATTGAGGAACTAAGCAAAACAAAGACAAATGAAGAAAAATAATGAAATGATAGACGGCATTAGTGTTGCCACATGGAAGGAAATTGAAAAAATTTCTAAGCAATATCCAAAACCTATCAGATATGCCGAAGGTACGGTTGCAAAATTAACTATCCTTAAATTTTATCTTGAACCTTTAATGAAAGATGAAAGACCACCAATGCAAATGATGGAGCCTGGGAGAATGATAACCATAGCATACAAATTTTACAAAGAGTCAGACGGTGAAAATATTAGAAATTTATCGTTAACTTTATTAAATAAATTTATAAATTAGGTTGATTACGTTTGTTAATTAGTGGTAATATCGGGGTAACATTTGCGTTGCCCCCTTTTTATTTAAAAATTTACTAAACCTATTTTTGTTGCGTATTCAAAAACAGCTCTAGCGTGACACAAAGCTATTTTATTTTGAAACTCTGTATCAAACATTAATTTAGCATCGTGATAGTTGGTAAAAAAACCATTTTCAGACAAAACCGAAGGCATATTAGTTTGAGTTAAAACATGAAATCTAGCTTCTTTATCGTGGTCGCCGTCGGTTAAATCTGCCCTAAAAATCCAATTAGGAAATTTTGATTTTACCTCCTTAAATAAAAGTTCTGCATAAATATCTGATTTGGTTTGTCCTGGTGATGTAAACACCTCCCATCCTCTAGCACTTTTATTTTCTGCTGCATTACCGTGAATGCTTAAATACAAAGATGCTTTATAATTTTTAGCCGCAAAGTTTGCCTTATTTACTCTTTTGCCTAATGATGTGTCTATTATTTCATCGTAAACCTTCATTGTAGTAAAGCCCCAATCATTCAAATATTGTTCAATATATTGCACAACTGCCCGGTTAAATACACCTTCAAAAAACCATCCATAAGAATGAAAGGTGCCATTATTGTGTTGAGCGCATTTAGCAGGATAGGTAGTATAACCATTAGGTAATTTTAATTTAGGATTTATGCCTCCATGTCCAGCATCTAAGAAAATACAAAATTCATTTTTATTCATAATTTACAATTTTAAAGGGAGGCATAACTCAATATACCTCCCTGAAGCCGCATAAGGTAGCGAATCTGTCTGCGCCTATAATTTAAATCCGATAAGTGCAAAACCTGCAGCTACGAGCGATAATTTGGGAGGAAGTTTCACCTCTATCTCTTTTCCTGCACATTCGCGAGATGTCTCCTTGATTTTATCCCAAATGATTTGAGCAAGTTGGATATATTCGCGCCATGTAAATTTAATTTTGTTGTTTTCTAAATGGACTGAAATATCTTGTGTCAATTCCGCAAAATTGAAACTATAACAAGCCACATCGCCTAAAGGTGATTTTATTGTATCAGCACTTTTTAAGGCATCTTTTAAATTAGTCTGCATATTATTTATTTTAACGATTAAAAAAACGTGTGATTAAAACGCCAAGATTTACACCAGTAATGCGTTTTATATTTTCTGAAATAGAATACAATTCCACGGTTGCAATTAAAAACGCTGCCATGTACGTAATGTTAAAAGGAAGGCTAAAAGTATTTCTTGCACCTTCAAAAATAAGGATAGCACAAAAATATACCACTATTTTTTCTATAGTACGGTAAAGCCCACGGCTGTTTATCTTTTGCCCTTCCTTCTTTGCCGCAATAATTCCCGTGGCCATGTCAGCAAAAACAACGAAAACCGTAAATATTAGAAATCCCTTAATAGGAATAAAGAATGAAAATATCCATCCGCAACAAATGGCATACGTTACTTTTTCCCATCCAAGGTGCAAAAGGTTTATTAAAGTTGCTTTCATTATTCAATTTTTATTAGCCTAACATTACCGTCAACGGTTGCAAATTTGCCATCAGCAAACTTATACAAGTCGTATTTAATTGAGTTAAAGGTAAAGCTAATTTGATTGGTAAATGTGGCTAAAAGCAAGTTGGTTGAAATCGTGTACACCTTGCCGTTATCAGGATTAAAAATTAAACGCTTGTTTACATTTAACTCAATAACTCCATCAATAATTTCACCGTTAAAATTTAACCTCCAGTCTCCCAAAAACTTTGCCGTGTCCCTTTGAGCCGTTGTAAAATACACAGGCTTACCACTTATTTGAACGTGCAAGTCATTGTAATAATTAATCCTTTGTACGGCTTTGCCCTTTGTGATAATAGGCTTTGCATATAAAGATAAAGTAGTACTTTGCCCTTCAGCTTTTCGTAATAATGTTTGAATAGATTGTAAAGAATCACCAAGTAATTCTTTATTTCCTGTAATCGTTGAATCACTATATTCCGTTTGCGTAATAATGTAATATAAATTACCCTGTTTTTTTATATAAACAGTATCTAAGACAACGTCTTGCGCAAAGGAAAGCAATGGAAGAAATAAAAATAGGTATCTCATTTTATTTATTTTCGAGGTTAATAATTCGCTTTTTTAGTTCATCAATTTGATTTTGTTGTTGCTGAATAGCTTTTGTTAAAAGAGTAACCATATAAGCATAAGAAATAGCATCAGGCTCTCCATTATCATTATTTTCATACAATTCTGTTAATTTTAAATCCGCTAATTCTTCAGCAATAAAACCAGCATATATTTTATCACTATTACTATTTATTGATTTATAAGTAATAGGTCTTAATTTCATAACTTCATTTAATCCTTTTGTATAATCTTCAACATCTGATTTATACTTAATAGACGAAGTTGACCTTTGTAACACTCCTGTCGTTGTTACGAATACATTAGCTGCACTTCCTGTTGTAACATTGTATGCGCCAGTTATCCTTGCGTTGCCATTGACATGAAGTTTTTCAGTAGGAAAAGAATCAGAAATTCCAAAATTTCCACCTCCAAGCGGTAAAACTACAACTCCACCATTCCATTGTGTAGAATATCCTATATCAATGAATGCTTTTGATTCTGGTGCATACCATCTATTTGAAATTGTATATTCTGGACCAACATTCGTTCTACTTAATTTTATGCCCCCAGCAGTACCAAATACAATGTCGTTAACTATATTTTCAATGCCAATATTTAATTTTGCTATAGTTGTTGGACTTGTAAATGTCTTTATGCCAGCAACTGTTTGCGTTGTGGTTAAATCTACAAAATTTTTTGTTGTACTTCCTGTTCCCCCATTTGCAACAGGCAAAGTACCCGTTACTCCAGTTGTTAATGGCAACCCTGTTGCAGCCGATAATACACCGCTTGTTGGAGTGCCTAAGGCTCTGCCACTTCGATAATAATTTGTCAGCATCGAAGCCGTGTCGCTCGGTAAAAGGTTTAAACGCAACCATGCGTTGCTTGTTGCTTTTTTATAATGCCACATTATATTGGTAGTGGTATCAACAACCATATAAGCCATTGTGTCAATGGAAGGCTTTCGCACCGTATCAGTTGCAGCGACGCCACGCCAAATTAGCCCATCGGCAGTCGTCTGTTCACCAAGCGTTATCTTTTGATTGCCATTGCTCGGGTACTGTGCCCATGCAAGGCAAGGCAAAAGGAAGAGGGAGAGGGGAAGGAGTTGTTTCATGTTTATGTTTTTTAGTTGCACGTTTTTTTAATTACAAAGCCTCCTGTAATGTATAGCATATCACTTGTGTATGTACCATTTAAATACAACCACCAAACATCACCAGTTGTAAGTGTATAGTTTACATTGACTTCTTTTAAGTCATATTCATTCATTGCAATTTGACTACCTTGTAATGACATTCCAGTTGTTTGTATTC